AGAATCCGTTCTTCCGAGGAACGAATAAAAACAGGAAGATTAGCCACAAAGGACGTTTCCTCATTTTGGGTGTATTCCTGTATCGCTGTCTTCATTTGTGCGTAGGTAAAGGACATTATGTTGTTGTCACCGTTACTTGCCCTACAAACCCAAAACAATTCATAGGGCGCCAATTACCGTTGTCTGCAACATTAGGGACTCCAACGTGAATAGACAAGACACTAGGCGTAGTAGGACGGGGATCTCTTAGCGCTTGTGGATCAGAGACATGCCTTCTGGGATCTAGCTGAGGTTGCTTCTTTTCCCATTCTTCCGGACCAACCAATGATCCGGTCCATTCCAACCTCATATCATTTAGTCTATATTTAAAACCGGATCTGTCCGAAATGCCTAACGCATATTTTCCTAACGCAAATTTACCCATTAGTTAAACCTCGAATAAGATATGCCCGGTTGTATTGTGAAAGACGCCCTATCTCGGTCTTCTACGGCGGCTCGGTCAAACTCTTCTTCATATAAAGGTTTTAACAAAGCCGTTCTGTCCGGAGCTATCTTTAACGATAAATAGTAAGCTAACCCTGCGGCCAAGCAAGGATAAAATCTAAACGGAACTTCAAATGTATTTGTAAAAGTGTCCGCATCTTGTATACGAGTAAGGCGGTTAAAAATAATAATATCGGTATTATTATCTGGTACGGGCCACAATTTAAGTTCTGGACTAATCAGTCTATTAAGAAAAAATTGATCCACGCGCCCCGTAGTGCTTTTATCAGGAATGGTGAGATAATCGTCTCGGCTAACCCGAGGAATAGAATAATCTGTTCCATCACGACGCAAAACAGCACTTAAAATGTCAATGGTGCTTTGCACATCTGCAAAATCTACAGCCGCAGACAAAGTTGTAGTAGCACCGCTGGTTCCACCGGTTAAGGTATCCGCCGTAGTAAAAAGTCCTACTGGAAGAGTGATTGCAAACGAAGTAGCAGACGGTATGCTTGTTATAGAACAGGTGGCTGCGCTAAGACTCCCCGTAACGGTTTCACCCACTGTAAAAGCCGCAGAAGCCCCTACCGTCATATTTAACGTCCCACCGGGGTATACGCGAACATTCGCCGCAAGATTGATACTTAGCTGCTTAATCGTCCATTGATTAAGTCCCCGGTTTGCCCATTCAGCTAGTAATAAATTCAAAGAACGTTTAGCTGTTTTTAAATCATATCCAGTACGCACCGTTCGACCACACCGCTCGAAAGCTTCTTCGATGTAATCTGCTACATCAAGTTGAAAATTGGTCGAATCAGAGGTCGTCATTACCTTGACCTGCTTCCCGGACTACCGCCTCTTTTCATCTTCTTAACTGCTGCTCCGCCCCGATTCATTCTTACTGCTTTTGTGCCTTGAGGAACACTTTCTCCCATTGCCATTCTTTTGTGTTGAGGGGTTAAGTCCGAATTACGCGAAGAGGAACTGCTACCGACCGGGCCACCATTACCAAGGTTTACTACTCTTTTACCCATTTTATTTGCACTGCGACCGCCTTTATCCATCGTCGAAACAGCAGAATAAGCCCGTTTTCCAGCCGCCTTTTCAGTGCCCTTGCTTTCATTTCTACGGGATTTCAAACTTTGCGTTTTTTTACCGTTTCTTGATCCCAAGGATTCATCCAATCTAGCGTTGTAGCCTTGCTTTTTAGTCGCCATCTTTAAGTCTCCGATAGTAGGTTTCACGTACTCTTAGCATATCCATTAAGCCAAATTCTTTCTCGTATTCTTTGTAATAGCCTGTTTTCTTTAGCTTTTCAGAGGCTTCATGCAGTCGGCTTAACCTTTGAATAAAGATCATGGCATAGTTCGTGTCCAACACGCTTTTAAGATCTTCGTGAGCATAAGCTAGTTGATCCGGTTCATCATCAGGATGAAACGCCATCAACCAGATGTCTTTTTCTATGAACACCCCTTCTGAAATAGCACCGTTAAGTCCATCAATGTGTTGATAAAAGCCTTCACGATCCGGCATATAATTAAGATCCACCAAAATAACTAATTCTTGGGTGTCATCCCAAGTAGATACAATAGTAGTCAAGTCTTGAAAAGAGGGGGAAATTTTAAACCCAATTTTAACTTTATCTTCTGCCCATGCGCTTTCTGCATAAGGACAAGCCGGTAAACTGTTAAAATTAGGGTTTATCTTCTCTAAAGCTTCTTTAGACCAAGACCTAATTTCTTCTTTTATAACGTCTTCTACGATCATTAGTTATAAAACACCGTAAAGGCGGTTACATCCGTGGTCGTAAAGTTGACATACGCACCATCGCTACACAAAACTCCCTCATCTGGTATATCTGGGTAATCGGCGGTGCTGGCGGTCCCCGAGGTCATAAACTTCAAAACCGAAGTGCCACTAGAGGACCCGTTTTTAAAGTCTAAAATTCCTGCCGCAGCACTATTTACAAAATAAATACCGCGTAAACGAGTACGCCCTGCAAACACTACCTGATTGACCGTAGTTCCTGAACCCACTGTTACTGCCCCAGACGTAGCACCACTTACGGCTACTTGTGTGACTGTCTCAAAGAGAGCCGTGGTAGAAACAGTTGCGCTGCCACCGGGTCCAGCTATGGCTTCAGTAACCGCTGTACCGTCTGTAGCCGTCCCTGTAATTGTAAAAGTTTTGCCTGTTTCACTCGATCCACCAGAAGTAATGGTGACGTTTCGAGCCGGAACTAAAGTACCAACACCCCCCGCTGTCAAAGCGCCGTTAATCGTTAGATTAATAGCACCACCCGGTGTTTGCGTCAGACATATTCCGTTAGGATCAGCCGCCGCTAAACCAGTAGGAGTGATATAGGTCGAAAAAGTATCTGAACCTGCCATACGTTACTCCTTAATTTCGCCACGAATGATCATTGCTTTATAAGCAGCACTCCAACGAGGCGGGAGTACAACCTTGCTTTTTTTGGCAGGGGCTTTCTTTACAGTTGGTTCTTTAGCTGGGGCTTTTTTTGGAGCCACAATAATATCCTCCCATGCTTCATTGACATCAGGAGTTAAAGGATTATCTCCTTTAAACTCCCCTTTATTGGTTCTCGCTCTTGTGCGATGTGCTATAGACATCCTTAGTAGCTAACTCCACGATCAACCGCAGCCATTATGTAATCAACACCCATGCTCTTAGTACCTGTAGCATCCCCTGACACTTCCACCATTGCTGTGGTCATTAAGTCGGTGGGGATATTGGTAGTATGAGTGCCCACCAACTTACGGTTAAGGTAATAAGCTACCGTATCAGTGGATGTACCCTTGGTAGCTATAAAACCGAGGGTGACGTAAAGGTTATCAGTCAGGTTATAGGCAGCAGCCAATTCGGTTTCTGTCTCTGTTCCCCCTGACTCACTGATTAAACGAGTAAGAGAAGAGCCATCATCTAATTGAAAGCCTATTCGGTTAGGCGCTAAAAAGGCATTTTCCGGGTTAGTGACAAAATTTTCACAAAGCCCCACCCAAACATCCATTTGTCCTACGCTATCGCCACTTGTAGTAGCAAGATAAAAACGGGATTCAAAAAAGAGCTTTTCTCCCGCCGTGGTGGGTAACTGCCAAATTTCATTGGCTTGAATGGAAGCCCCATCATTATCAGTAGTAGCTTGCGAAGTAAGAGCAACAACACCTGTAGCCACATCTGCTGAAATAGCAACTGTCGCACTGGTATCTTTGACCACCGTCCAGTCATTGGTAGCATCTAGGGCTATACCGGTGAAATCATCTAGGAAAACCGCCTGATCAGGCCAAACCCCAACTTGCAGGTTTTCAAGCCCTTTACGGGCAGCGGAATAAAGAATTGGACCTTTAAAATGAGTAGCCATGTAGTGTCTCCTGTCGTGGCAAGTGTCTATCTCCGGATGAGATAGTCAGTGACTTTTGCAGTATACCTAAATAAAAAAAGGGCGACAAGATTGCCGCCCTTTCATCGTAACCAAAGTTACTTATGCGCCCGGTGTACCAAATACACAGCGCCAATCAGAAACACCAAAAGCGTATCTCTCACGAGCTTTAAACCGCATATTACCGGTATCAAAATCCCCTTCCATAGCCGTTTTTAACGGAGTACGGTTGAATAGTTTGAAACCATTTGGGCAATCCGTTTTAACGAAATACGCATCAGCGTCAGTGAAAAAATGGTTTACTGCGGCTCCCTCTGGAAGCATTCCCATTGATTTCATTGCGTTAATGTCGTTATCCGCCGATCCCGGTCGTAGATTTGAATTAATGATTCTTTCAGCAATAAACTGAAGTTCTTTAGGAATCATTAACTTAGTGCCACGTACCGCAATCTTCAAACCACGCTCATCAGTAAATCCCGCAATCTGGATAAGAATCTCTTCAAGAGAAGTCTCATTCAAATCAGCCGGAGTTGCTAATAAGTTAGTTTGGTTACCTGACAAACTAGGGTGAGCCGCTGAACAAAGTGCAGCACCATCACCAATGGGAGACGTAGTTAAAAACGCATTGTTTAAAACCGTTGCTCCTTTAATTTGCTTAGTTTGAGCCATAGAACGAGCCAATGCACGAGTGTATCGGGCCGCTAGACGGTCATATAGATTATCTTCCACAGCTTCTTCCGTTATAGAAAAAGCAAGTGCAATGGTTTCCATTGTGTAACGAGCAGTATAAGTTTCCTGCGCATTATCAAAGTTAATTGCACTACCTTCGCTTTTAACAGGTGCGGTGCCAAAACCCGATAGCATGACTTCTTCCTCAAATGCTCTATCAGAGCCTTCCGATTCAAAAATCTCAGCAGCTTCGTTTTCGTACCTGTCATACTCCAACCCAAATAAGGCATTTAGGCCGGGTTCTAGTTCTTTAGCTAATTGCGCTCTAGAAATAGTCATTTAGAACCTCCTTAAATACCAAGTGAGTCAGCAGTCGTCTGTGAATCAAAGCGACGAGTGCCAGCGTTAAAGTGAGCGTTTAACCGCACCTTGAGCGGAATTCCCGCCACGGTGAAATCACTATTTGCAGCATCATCTACAATACCGACAATACGCAAAGGTAATGTTGCTGTTACTGCAACATTCGCCACACTAGCTTGAGAATTGGATGCACCAGTATCGGTAGAACCGGTACGGGCAGATGTTCCCAAATCAGTGTTAGCAAAGATAGTTGCTACCGCAGTAGCTCGGTTGGTTAAAGAAGCATCCGAAGATACTTGAAACAACTGGTTTGGATTATCAGCAACATAAACGCGGACGGGATAATTCGTGTCCACACTTACTCCACCGGAACCGGGCCAGTAATTAAGCCATACAGGCTTCTTCTGGGTTGAATCTTGGTACATTACGCCAGTT